GGGGCGGCGGCGGAGGGGGGGGGGGTGGTGGCGGCGGCGGGGGGGGCGGAGGCGTAGGCGGCGGCGGCGGCGGAGGCGGCGTGGGCGGCGGCGTGGGCGGCGGAGTAGGCGGCGTCGGCGGCGTAGGCGGCGTGGGCGGCGGCGTGGGCGGAGTAGGCGGCGGCGTAGGCGGCGCCGCGTGCTTGGGTCAGTTGCTCCCTGGTCGCCTCTCCGCGACGGTACGCATCCACTACCTCCAGGCACCGGCGCGGCGCATCCCTGTGCGCAGCGCCCTCGGGACTGCGCACGAACCGCGACGTCTCCCACAGGTCGAGGGCGTACCACCCCGGACGCGTCGCCCACCTCCTCAGCGCCTCCTCGACCCCAGGCGTCTCATGCGTGGCCAGGACCACGCCGCACACCCTCATCTCCCACGCCGGCTCGCCCATCCACGCAAGGCTCTCGCGAGGCCCATGCGCCCCTCCTGGGCCGTACTCGGCCCACCTCGCCAGACGGCTCAGCGAGAGCACGTCCTGGTCGCACCCCTGAGCGTAGGCGAGCAGGTCAGCGTAGCGCTCCGAGCCTCGCTCCTCGAGCAGTATACGCGCGCGCTCTCGCCTGGTCGTGGCCGCGCGCAGCTCGCCGATGCGGCCGAGGGCGCCGGTGGGTGTGGTGCGGTGGGTCATCGTCCGCCCACTGTCGTGAGCAAGGAGGCGCCGCGCGCCTCGAGCGCGCGCTCTTCGATGGCCTCGATCTCCTCGGCGTCGACGAACTTCTCGCGCTCCACATCCTCGGTGGAGACGATCTCGAGCTTGGCCTGGCCGCCGCGCACGCTCACGACCCGCACAATGGTGTGGTCGCCTATGACGAGCGACGAGCCCGTCTTGATGGTCAGCCTCAGTCCCATCAGAATCCTACCTCCTCGGCGAGCGCGTTGGCGCCGCCGGTTGCTGCCTCTCGTGGCCACTCGCGCGCCTTCACGCGGCGCCAAAACTCGCGCGCCACCGGCAGGTAGCGCGCCATCCATTCGGGGTCCCGCTCGACCTCATAGGTCGTGATCTCGCACAGCCGCCCGACGACCCGCTCGGGTCGCGCGCCCGCCTCTTCGATGAGCAGGCACACCGCGTCGCGCTCGACCTGGACGGCAGCCCTGACGACCACCGCGCGCGCCAGCCCCGTCACGAGCAAGTAGTGCTGCACCTGCGCGTGGTAGTAGTCGGGGACGCCCTTGCGCCATCCCCAGGCCGCCGCGCTACTCGTCTTGATCTCGACGAGCGTCCCGTCCTCGGTCACGCCGTCGATGTTGGCGACGAGCTCGGGGTGCTCGATGGACTTGAGCGTCCCGAGCTGGTCGCCCGGGAGCGCTGCGCCGAGGAACTGCCGGTCGAGGATGGCGTCCTCGAGCAAGTTCCCCAGCCGCATGATCGGCTTGCTCGGCTCGGGCTTGGCCAGGCCGAGCTTCTTGAGCCAGACGTCGTGGGGCGTGGCGAACCGCGACTCACCGAGCACGGCCGCCGCATCCGAGCCACCGATCCCGAGCGTGCGCATCTTGAGCCACTGCTCGCGAGACCGCGCGCGCCCGAGCACTCGCGCCCCTGGTATGAGTCGTGTGGTGTGCATCAGAACGGCAGGTCGTCGTCGTCAGCGGCTGCGCTGAACGTGGGCGCGGTGCCCTTGACCTCGGAGGGCGCCCACGAGTCTATCTCCTCGCGCACGCTGCCGTTGTAGTGGTCGTGGCCGCTGACGCGGCACTCGAGCACCTTCCCCTCAACCTCGGCGGGGTCCTCGAAGACCTCGGCCAGGCCGCACGCCAGCGAGATGCGCGTGAGCTCCTCGACCGCGATCTCCTCGGCCTTGGTCGAGCCAGGGCACACGACGTTGTGCGACGTGAAGACGCGCCGGCCCTTGTACTCGGGCGGGCCGACGACGTCCCAGCCGAGCACGATGCGCACGCCCCCCGACTTCGTCTCCTTCTCGCCTGCAAACCCACACTCGACGACGAGCGGCGTCCCGACGAGCATCGGCTCCTGTGCCTCACCCTTGGCGAGGCGCTCGAGCTCTCCGGCGGCCTTCAACTCGGCTCTCTTCTCTCTCCAGCTGGTCATGTCTCTTTCCTCGTGTATGGGAATCAGGTGGTCGGGGTGTGGATCTTCTCGGCGAGCGCGGCCAGGTCGGGGCGCTCCCACTGGTCGAGCTTGCCGCTGCGGTCCTTGGCGATGCGCTTGCCGTCGTGAGCGGTGAGAAGCGCCCGCTTGATCGCGCCGTCCTCGCCTCGCTTCGCGTGGTAGTAGAGTACCTCGTCGAACAAGTAGGGGAGGCGCTCGGCGAGTTTGTTCCCGGGCGTGTCCGGCCCGAGAACGAGCATCCCGTCGTCGTCGCGCGTCCTCGTGGCCGCGATGACGACCACGTTTGCTGGCAAGTCGCGGAAAGCTTTCAGGACGCCGGTCATCTTCTTGGCCATCTCGCCGTACGCGGCGCGGCCATCCTTGTTCTTCTCGAGCTCCTCGGCGAGCACGACCTCGGCGATCTCGGTGACCGAATCGAGGATGATCCAGCCGAACGCCTTGGGGTTTTTCTTGAGCCACGCGACCGTGCGCCGCACGTCGTGGAGCTCGTCGATTTGGACGCAGTGGACGCCGGAGTCGGCGATCGAGAGCGTGCCGCCCTCGGCCGAGAGCACGAGCGTCTTGCTCGGGTCGGGCGTCGTGGTCGCGAGCGTCGTCTTGCCTACGCCGCTCGGGCCGTACACGAGCAGGTAGAGCCCCTGGTCGCGGGTGACCTCGGCGACCGGTCGTACGAAGTCGGGGAGTGTGATGGCTGCGGTCATGGTCCTCTCAGCGTGTGGGGAGTGGCGTGTCTGCGCAGGAAGTGCGCTCGGATGTCTCGAGTCGGCGCGCGGGTGAAGAGGCTTCAATTTATGTCGGTACAACATGTGATTGATTGAAGATGCGCGGCGGCTCGAGCCACCCGAGCGCCCGGCCTGGGGCTCGGGGTCGGGTCAGGCGACCCGGTGGACTCGGGCGCCCTCGCGCACCCATTCGGTGTTTGCGGGCGAGTGGTCGGAGTCGTCCCAGACGATGAGCGCCTCGGAGACCTCCTCCTCGCGCTCAAGCAGCGCGGGCGCGTGGTAGACCGCCCACAGGGCGGCTCGGTGGTCGCGAATCTCGTCGCGCAGGAAGTCGGTTTTGAAGCCGTTGGCGGTCTGGGCGCGCAGCTCGGCGGAGTAGCGCAGGATGAGCGCGGTCAACGCGCCGGCGTCGGCGCCGAGCTCGCGGGCCGCCTCGGCGCATCGCTCGGGGTTGGCGTGGAAGTGCGACTCGTCGGCGCCCAAGTCGAGCCCGAGCCCGTCGCGGTAGCGCAGGGCCTGCAAGTCGCGCTCGCACTCGAGCAGGAGCGCGGCGCGCTCGGCGAGCTGCGACTGGAGCCACGCGACCTTGGCGGGCTCGTCGCCGAACGCGCTCATGAGGATGGACTCGGCGCGGGCGTAGAGCTCGCGGGCCTGGTCGAGGTTGGCCTGAGCGATGAGCAGCTCGGCGGCGGGGGCGATGTTGGCGGACATCTGCGTGTTCATGGTGGGCTCCAGAAGTGATGCATGGGGTGAATCCCTATGCCTGAGAGATATAATGAACCCCGCGGATACCACTGTCAACCATGTTTATATCTCTCAGTTGTACTTTTGGCGGATTGCGCGCATAATCATGCGTGGGAGGTGTGAACGTCCTGTGGTAAAACTCGAGAGCGGAGCTAGAAGATGACCGCGTTGGCGATAAGCAGTCCCATCGAAGAGATGCTCGACATGGCGCGAAAGAGGAACCCGGCCGACCTTTATAAGTGGGCGCTCGGCTGGCTGCTCAGGAGATGGCGGACGACGCAGACGGACGACTCGCAAGAGGCGTTCGCCTCGCGTATCGGCATGTCCCAGGGCGGGCTGAGCAAGGCGGAGAAGGCCGGCTCACCGAATCTCGACCTGTGGTGCGACGTCTTCGAGGTCCTCGACAAAGACCTCGTGGTCGCTCTCGGCCTGGCGCGCATCATCGTGAGGGCGATTCAAGACGAAGAGGATGCGCTTGGGCGCGAGCTGTCGTCCGACCAGCGCCAAAGCATCGCCGGGCAGTACTTCTCCAACATGTAATGTAACGGGGGGCGCACACAGACCCGACCCGCGCGACAGCTGTCGCGGATGGAGTCGTTTTGCTGTTGCGCCTCAGTACTCACAGGCATATACATGTATGTGAGCAATGGAGGTGCTGTGAACTACTCGAAGCTACAGGCGCGCGCCATCGAAGCCGCGCACACCGAAGGCGGCGCCATTGAGCGTGCCGTGCTCGGGCTCCTGGTGTCAGCCGGTGAGGCCGAAGCGCTCGAGCGCGACCTCGACGCCGCTGCTCATGACGCAGGGCTCGCCAGCGGACCCTTCGTTGAGGCGGTCTACGCAGCGCAAGGCTGTGGGATTCTGAAAGATGTGGAGTGGGACCACGAGGCGCGCACTGTGCGCGCGAAACTCGTGACCTAACAAGAAAAGCGAGAGGCGCACCCTGCCGCCAAGCCGGTGCGCCTCTCATTCACTACTGGAGACACGACTCTATGGACAACACACACACACTGTCAACAACCGATGGGTGGCGCGCGGCGCGCGCGGCCTACCTCGCGAAGTGCGCCGACCTCGGGGTCGGGGCGCGTGAGGACTCGGCGGCCTGGCGCTCGGCCTGGCGCTCGGCGTTTGGATGTCCCGACACGGGCGAGCAGGCTGCGCAGCTCGCGGACCTGCCGCGCTACCTCGAGGCGAGGGCGCGAGAGAGCCTGCTCGAGCCGTGCGAGCTCATGCTCATGCGGTGCGCCGACGGGAAGCGCGCCCACAAGGTCTACCGCGTCGACCCCCAGACCGGTGAGGTCATGGTCGACGCGTGCGAGGTGGGCTACAAATTCGTGTCGCGGACCGTCAAGGTTCGCGGCCTGTACTCGCTCTTCGACTGCCTGAACGCACTCGAGGGCGCGCGCGGGCACTTCGTCGTGCGCGGCGCGCTTCGCGCCGGCGTGGACGGTACGGCGGGTCACCGTCGCCTGTGCAACGAGGACAAGCACGGCGAGGCGACCACGTATGAGGACGCTGACCGCCTGTGGGTCATGCTCGACGTGGACGGCCTCGAGTGGCCGGCTGGCGTCGAGGATGGCGACGGGGACACCGTCGCGCGGAGGCTGCGTATGATGCTCCCCGACTGCTTCCAGGGCGCGGGGATGGTCTGGCAGTGGTCGGCGTCTGCCGGCGTGGGCGGCTGGGACAAGGTCAAGATGCACCTTTGGCTCTGGCTCGACCGGCCGGTCTGCTCGAGCTCGTGGCGCGATTGGTTCAAGCGCGACGAGAGCGCGCTTGTGGACAACGCCCCGTTCTCGCCCGTCCAGGCCCACTACACCGCGACGCCGAGCTTCGAGGACGGCCTCGAGGACCCGGTCGCCGTGCGCACCGGGATCATCGAAGGTAGCGCCGTGGTCGTGCCTCGCGCGCTCGTGGGCGCGGCGAAGTTCGAGCGACGGCAGGCGCGGGAGCGCGCGGCGCGGCTCGAGCGTTCGGCGAAGATTCGCGCCGGTCAAGCCGCCAACGACACCCAGGGACGCGCGTATGCGCGCGGCGCGCTTCGGCGTGCCTGCGAGGCCGTCGAGGCGGCTGGTGAGGGTACGCGTCACGAGACGCTGCGCGACGAGTCGCTCGCGACCGCGCGGTTTGTGCGCGAGGGCGTGCTCGACTCGTGGGAGTGGCGCAACGCGCTGACCGCGTCCGGCCAGGTCGCGCTCCCCAAGGGGCGCTGGGGCGAGATTGAGCGGCTGCTCGGCGGCGCGCTCGAGCTCGACGGCGCGAGGGGGGCGGCATGACTGTAGGATTGCAGGACATCGCCCGCGACCCGTGGGCGCACGTCGACGCCGCGGCGTCGATACAGGGCGAGAGTGAGGGCTCGTGGGCACGCGTTCGCGCGGTGGCTCGTGAGTCGCTTGGCGACGAGTACGGCATCTGGTTTGCCGCGGTCTGCGCAACGATGGAGCCCGACGCCGACACGGCCGCTCAGAACACACGCGTGATGTCGCGCGGTGACGCCGCCGAGGTCGCGGCCTGGGTCGAACAGCGCCTCGGCGGGTCCGACCACCTCGCCTACGATTCGGGGGCGCTGTGGCGCTGTGACGAGAGCGTGTGGGTCGAGGTCCCCGAAGAGCAGGTCGTGAGCACGATTCGCGCCCTCGCCGGGACCCCAGTCGCCTCGGGCGAGGACGCCAACGGCGACCTCAAGACGCGCGCGCTCAAGGTCAACTCGACGCGTCCGGTCATCGAGCTCGTGCGCTCGATCCCCTACGACCACGGGCAGTCGACCGGATTCTTCGACGACGCGCCGCGCGGGGTCGCCTTCGGCGCCACGTTCATGCGCGCGACCGTCGAGGACGGTGACGTCTACGAGGTAGAGCTCGCCGCGCACCATCGCGCTCGAGCGCGCTTCGACTTCGACTTCGACGAGTCGGCCGAGTGTCCCCGCTTTGAGGCGTACCTCGCGAACGTGTGGGGTGAAACCGACGCGGCGCGGCTGCTACAGGAGTGGGTGGGCGCGGCGCTGTTCGGGCTCGCGACCCGCTACCACCGAGCGCTCATGCTTCACGGCGCGCCGGGCTCGGGCAAGTCGACGCTGATTCAGATCGTCGAGGGTATGTTCCCCCAGGGCACGGTGTGCAACATCGGCCCGGCAGACTTTGCCGACGACGACAAGCTCGGGATGCTCATCGGGAAGCGGCTGAACACGCTCACCGAGGCCACGCAGGCCGCCATCCGCTCTCAGGATCGGGTGAAGGCGATTGTCTGCGGTGAGCCTCAGACGGTCGTGAGGAAGTGGGAGAAGGCCGCGCGGTTCACCCCCGATTGCGCCCACCTGTTCGCGGTCAATGAGTGGCCGTCGGTTCCGGGCGCCCACGCGTCTTACTGGGACCGGTGGGTCGCGCTCTCGATGCCCAATCGAGTTCGCGGGACCGACGCCGAGGTCAAAGACCTCGCGCGCATCATCCTCGCCGAGGAGCTCCCCGGCCTGGTCGCGTGGGCCGTCGAGGGCGCGCGTCGCGTGCTCGAGCAAGACGGCTTCTCGCCATGCGTCCACTCCGCGGGCGTGGTCAGCGAGTGGAAGGGCGAGGCTGACTCCATCGGGGTCTGGATGGAGACGTGCGTCGAGGAGGCCAACGACGCGAGCGAGTACCAGGCCGCCGCGCTGTTCGAGCGCTTCGACCGCTGGGCTGTCAAGAATCGCTTCGGGACCATGTCATCGAAGACCTTCGGGCAGCGGCTGCGCGAGCGCGGGGTCAACAAGCGGCGCTCGAGCTCGGGCTACATGTACCAGATCACCCTCACCGCGGAAGGGGGCTTGGCGTGACGAGTGTATGGTCAGTGTACGGTCAGTGTACGGTTAGTGTACGGTTAGTGCACCATAAGTGTACCGTTGAGAACGGCGCAAAGGCGCATGTACACTACGAATACGCCCGCTGTGTAGCTTCTGACCCCTCGCGCGCACACGTGGGCGCCACGCGGGGGGCTGGGCGCATACGTGAGGCAGGCGCCCGCGTCCATACACTCGCGCGGGCGTTTTCTTATGTACTACGTACACTTAGGGTTAATAATAAAGGTACACTAAAGGTACATAACCATACACTAATCATGCACCCACCCTACACGGGGGGTCGCTGATGGGTAGGAAGTCGCAATCCGTGGGCGCCGAGCTCGAGCGGTGGCTCGTGGCTCAGAACGAGGAGCTGCTCGGGCGTCGCCTGGCCGACGTCAAGCGGACCAAGCCCGAGCTCAACATCATCGGCTCCGCGGGGAAGGGCGGTCGGATGGTCGCCGTACCGTCGGGCGTGCCGTGTGCCGATTTCGAGGGCGTGCTCGCGGGCGGTCGCTCGGTCGTCTTCGACGCGAAGAGCGTGGACGCCAGGCCGAGCTTTGCGTTCGGGAGCATCCGCGACAAGCAGCTCGAGTACATGGCGAGGCGCGCGCGGTTCGGTGCGAGGGCGTTCTTCTACGTCAGGCGGCGCGAGGATGACCGCACGTGGACGGATTACATCGCGCCCGTGTCCGAGACGGCGCGGATCGCCGGGACGGCTCACAGGCGCAGTACGGAGCTTCTGGCGCTCACGACTCGTGAGTCGGTGCGATTCGACGCGCTCGACGAGCTCGGGTGCAGGGTCAGGCCTGGGGAGATGTGGTTCGAGGCGCTCGCGCGGCTCATGAGGTCAAGCGCGTGGGCGCGACTGCTCGAGACGACGATCGGCGTGGAGGTGGCGTGATGGGTGAGGAGATCAAGGCGCTTCAGGATCTTCGCAAGGCGCTCAGCCAGATTGGGGTGGCGCCGTGAAGAGTCTGGTGGATAGCGCGCGAGATGTCCTTGACGAGATGTGCATCTTCTTTGCCGACGAGGAGGAGTGGTGGGAGTACTCGCACTTCGGCGGCGACGACCCGGAGCGTGTGCATGAGCTGCGCCGGTGTGCACCTGACGTGAGGCGACTCGCTCGCCACGGGCTGACCGTCCAGCAGGCGCGCAGGTGGGGGCCTGACGCTGACACGCTGATGCTTTACAGGATGGTGTGGGACGACCTGAACCGCTCCTTGGCGTACGGCAACAGACGGATGAGCGCCTTGCGGGAGGTGGCGTGATGGGTAGGCGGGCGGCACAGAGAGACGCGAATGAGCCCGAGATCGTCACGGCGCTCGAGGCCGTGGGCGCCTCGGTCGAGCGCCTCGACGCTGGCCCCGGTGGCATCCCCGACCTGCTCGTGGGGTACCGCGGCGTGAACTACCTGCTCGAGGTCAAGACGGCCTCGGGCAAGCTGCGGCGCGCACAGCTCACGTGGCACCCGGAGTGGAGGGGGCAGGTGAGCGTAGTGAGGACGGCGGAAGAGGCGTGGGCCGTGATCGGCGCGGAGGTGGCGTGATGGGTGGATCTACAAGAAATGACAGTTGTGGGGTTGTGGTGACGAAGGATGAGGTCTCAGCGATGACGCTCGCCGACCTGCTCGAGGGGCGCGCGGTCTACGTCGAGCTCGGGGTGCCGGTGGTGCGCGGCGAGCTCCTGGTCGTGGTGAGCGGTGGCGAGGCGGTCGGAGTGGTGGCGTGCGCGGCGAGCGAGGGGGTAGACCTCGCGGGTCTGCGGCCCACGCTGGTGCGCGTGGCGCGGGGAGGTGAGGTGTGAAGACGGTGGTCAAGATCGAGCGTGTCGGCGAGCTCTACGGCGTCGATCAGCTCCAGGTCGAGTGCGAGGAGCCGGGCCTCTATGCGGTGACGCTGGGCTACGGCTCGGAGAACGGGGACTTTTACCTGCAGATGACCACCGAGCAGCTCGCCGAGCTACGCGACGCGCTCGACCGGGAGCTCTTTGTTGACGACATGGAGGCAGCGTTGGGTGGCACCAGCCCGAAGCTCATCGACGAGCGACTCAAGCGAGGTGAGTGATGGCGAAGTCAGGGATGAAGGTGTTGATCGAGGCGTTCGAGATCCTCGAGCCCTACACCGAGGGGAAGGCGTACCCCACGGGGTGCGAGCACGACGTGATGTACGTCTGGGTGGACCCGGCGAGGGTGTCGAAGTCCGACCTCGCCAAGCTCAAGCGTCGGGGTTTCGAGCCCAGCGGCGTGGGTTCCTTCAAGTCGGAGAGGTTCGGCTCATGACCTACACCGTCGACTCCACACAGCTCATGATCCTCGACGAGGGGTGCTCGGTGCCCGTGGCCGTCCGCTCGACGGTGGGGCCTGGGCATCGCCTGCGGGTGTCGTGTGGGCGAGAGGTGAGGATGGTGAGGGTGGTGAGCGTGAGTCGTAAGGGCGGGTTGGTGCGGGCGGTCGTGGAGGTGTGTGATGGGTGAGTGTCAGGACAGGCTACGCGGCGCGATCTGCGTGACGCTCTCGGTTGGCGGCCGCGTGGAGGTGGGCGACCTCGCGCTCGAGCTGTCGGGGGTGCGCGACGGGCGCGCGGCGCTGACCTCGGGCGGCGGGGTGGTGCTCCTGGCGTGGCCGGGGGATGCGCTCACGCTCGGCGTGACGATGATCAGAGTAACGAGGGTGCAACCCTCGAGGGTGACGGTGTGTGTGGAGTCGCCCGAGGACGTGAGGAGGATGTGAGATGCGTGAGTTGACCCACAAGCAAAAGGTGTTCGTGGAGGCGTTCGTCGGCGAGGCCGAGGGCATCGCGACGCGCGCGGCGACCATCGCCGGCTACTCGTCGACCTACGGGTGTAAGTTGCTCAAGCTCGATCACATCCAGCTGGCGATCGGGCGCGAGGCTGAGGAGCTCGTCGAGGGTCTCGCGCTCACTCGTGACCGCATCCATGCGCTGTGGCTCGAGATCGCCGAGGATGAAGAGCAGCGGACTTCGGACCGCCTGGCCGCGCTGCGTGACGCGGCCCGAGCGCAGGGGATGTTCCTCGACCGGGTCGAGCTCTCGGGGTCGGTCGAGGTCCCGGTGACGGTGAGCCTCCCGAGCAACGGCCGCGAGCGGTGACGCAGGTGCTCAAGGCGCAGCCGGGACCACAGGAGGCGTTCCTGAGCTGCTCCGCCGACATCGCCATCTACGGCGGGGCCGCCGGCGGCGGGAAGTCCTTCGCGCTCCTGCTCGACCCGCTGCGCGGCGTCCACGACGAGCACTACCGCGCCGTGTTCTTCCGCCGCTCGGTCCCCAACCTCACCAACGAGGGTGGGCTGTGGCAGGAGGCGAGGGCGATGTATGAGCCGCTTGGCGGCGCGCCTCGCCTCGCCGCGCCGATGCGGGTGACCTGGCCGAGCGGCGCGAGCTTCACCTTCACTCACCTCCAGCACGAGCGCACCAAGCTCGACCACAAGGGGGGTCAGTACACCTGGATCGGCTTCGACGAGTTGACCGAGTTCGAGGAGTCGCAGTTCTGGTATCTGCTCAGTCGAGCGCGGTCGCCGGGGTCCGGGTTCCGCCCATGCATGAGGGCGACCACGAACCCCGACGCGGCGAGCTGGGTGCGAGGGTTGATCGACTGGTGGATCGGTGAGGATGGGCTCGCCGTCCCCGAACGCTCCGGTGTGGTGCGATGGATGAGGCGCGCAGGCGACGCCATCGAATGGCACGCCGAGGAGGTCGAGGGGTCGCTCTCGTTCACCTTCATCGCGGCCACCGTCGACGACAACCCGGCGCTGCTCGCCAAGAACCCCGAGTACAAGATCTTCCTGATGGCGCAGTCGCGGGTCGAGCGCGAGCGACTCCTCGGCGGCAACTGGGACGTCTCATTCGTGCGAGGGATGTTCGCCGACCACCGCATCCGCTGCGTGCGGCCCGACGAGGTCCCCGAGGGGCTGGCGATCAAGCGCTACTGGGACCTCGCCAACACCGAGGTGTCGAGCAAGAACCCCGACCCCGACTGGACCGCGGGCGTGCTCGGCGGGCTCCACGTCGACGAGGGCGAGGGCGAGACGCTCTACCTGTACGACTGTGCGGCGCGCCGGGTCAGCGGCGCGGCGAAGCGGTCGTGGATGCGCGACGTGGCCGAGGCCGACGATCTCGAGCGCGGCAACGTCGAGATCGGCATCGAGCGGGAGGGCGGCGCCACGGGGAGCGAGGCCGCCGACGACTACGTCACCACCCACCTTGCCGGGCACCACGTGACGATCGACAACCCCACCGGCGACAAGGTCGCGCGCGCGGCGCGGTGGCTCGGCCTGGCGGAGCGCGGTCGTGTGGTCGTGGTCGGCGACGCGTCGGGGCAGTGGCCCGAGTGGTGGCCAGCGTACAAGGCGGATCTCGAGGCGTTCCCGCACGGCAAGCGCGACCGGGTGGACGCGACGAGCGGGCTCTACAAGCTGTGCAAGACCGCGCCGATCTGGTTCCTGTGACTCACCTTGACTCCCTCCCTGCGCGTCGCTACAGTTGACGCATCACTCGAGTGTGCATGACGCCGCTCCTCTTTATGGAGGGCGGCGTTTTGTCGTTTCTTGCGAGCGTCAAATCATGGTTCGGGTACGGTGGTGGGGGTGGGCACACCATCCCCGACGACGTGGCCTCGTCGCTCGCGGTGAAGCAGGCCCCTCGCCGCACGCCGCCCAAGAGCGGTGACGCCGAGCTCCTCCGGCTCGTGATGAGCACGCCCGAGTTCACGCGGGTTGCGCTCCGGGTCGCCGAGAGCTTCTCCGACATCGAGTTCTACGCGGTCGAGGCCAGCGGCGCAAACGCGCGCGGCCTCACCGACGTGCTCGAGCGCCCGAACTCACATCTCTCCGGGCGCGCCGTCCGCTACCTCGAGCAGCTGTACCTGGACACGCTCGGCGAGAGCTTCGCGGTCGTCTCGGTCGAGGGGCGTCGGGTGAGTTACCTCCCCGTCCCGCCCACCTGGGTGCAGATCGAGACCGGCGCCGAGCTCCCCTACATCGTCTCGCTCGGCTCCTCGCAGTACCGATTCAGCGAGGATGAGGTCGTCTGGTACAAGCGGCCGAATCCGCTCGACCCCTACGGTCGCGGCCTGGGTCTCGGGCGCGCCGCCGCCGACGAGGTCGAGACGATCGAGTACGCGGCGAAGCACGCCAAATCCTACTTCTACAACGACGCGACGCCGCCGCTCATCTTCTCGGCGAACGGGCTCACCAAGCCCCAGGCCGCGGCCGCGAAAGAGTCCTACGAGTCCAAGCACCGCGGGTTCTCCAAGGCGCACAAGGCTGCGTTCATGTCGGGTGACTGGAAGGTGCACCGCCTCGGCGACAGCGCGCCGGCCTCGGGCGTGACCGAGCTGCGCCAGTACCTCGCCGACGTGGTGCGCAGCCTCTACGGCGTGCCGCCCGAGGTTATCGGCCAGCTCGACGCGAGCAACAAGGCGACCATCACCGCCGCACTCGAGATCTTCGCGCGGATGTGCATCGAGCCGCGCGCCTCCTACTACGCCGACGAGGTCAACTCGAAGCTGGTCCCGCTGCTCGAGCGCCTCGGCGTCTCGCGCGGCGTCACGCTGGGATACGTCTCCACGATCCCCGAAGACCTCGAGGTCAAGCGGGAGGTGATGAGGGTCGCCCCGTGGGCGTTCACGGTCAATGAATGGCGCCAGGCCGCCGGACTCGCCGGGCGCGAGGGCGGCGAAGTTTACATGCGCGACCCGGTCAAGCTGGTCTCGGTCGAGGCTCGGCCTCTGCTCGAGGAGCGCTCGGCCGGACCCATGGGTCCGCCGCCGCTTCCGGCGCGCGCGGACCACGAGCTCGCGGTCAAGCTCTCCGCGCCCGCCTCACCCAACGTCATCAACCTCAGGGAGGCGCGCTCATGACGATGCGTCACGTCCGCGGGTACTCCGCCAAGTCCATCACGCCGCCGCCTGGTGCCCCTGAGGGCGTCAAGGGCCTCCAGCTCTTCGTCGCGTCCACCGAGGCCGTCGACCGCTACGGCGACGTCATCAAGCAGGACGGCTGGGAGTTCGAGGAGTTCGACAGGAACCCGGTGTTCCTGTCGCAGCACAACTCGTGGTCGTCACCGGTTGGCTCGATCCCCTACCGCTCGATCGTGACCGACGAGGCGTGGCTCAAGAGCCAGGGCGTCGAGGGTCCGAGCGCGCTGGTGATCGGGGTGAATTGGGACGAGGCCGACGAGGACGCGCTCAAGCTCAAGGGCAAGTACGACCGCGGCGTGATGAGCGCTGTGTCGGTCGGCTTCGTCCCGCTGGCGAGCGAGCCGATCAAGAACTCGTGGGGCGTGACCATCCTGCGGGCGAACCTGCTCGAGGTGAGCGCCGTGACCATTCCGGCCAACCCCGAGGCCGTCGCCGTGCGCGACCTTTCGGGCGTGGCCCAAGACGACGAGCGCGCCGCGCGCGCGCTCCTCTACCTCGCTCAGCGCGGGCTGCTCACCGTCCGTACGGACGTGCCCTCAACACCGACCGAAGCCGCGGACGGTGGCCAGCTCGAGCCGGACGAGGCCGCTGCGCCCCATGAGGCGCAGGACACCGATGAGACAGGCGCGGGGGAGGCAATCACGCGCTCCGCCGACACCACACCGGAGCCCTCCGAGCCGATCGTGCTCAGGCTCATCCAAACCACAGGAGAGATAGCATGAGCGACGAGACTAAAGACGGAATGACGGTCGAGGAGCTGCGCAGCTTCATCAAGGCCGAGTTCAAGAACGTGGGCCTCGAGGACATGGGTGACCAGTTCATGGAAGGCCTCGAGGCGCACGTCAAGAGCGTCGACAAGATGAGCGAGCCGGAGAAGTCACGCGACAAGCTCGCGATGTTCAAGCAGGGCATCGCCGCGGGCGCGGGCTCGACCGACCACATGCCGGCGACGCTCACGAAGAAGAGCGCCGACGACATCACCGTCGGCGGCATCGTCTGGGCGCGAATGGCCGGCGAGAAGCTCGGGAGCCGCGAGCTCGCCGAGGTTGCGGCGAAGCATGGATTCGCCGCTGAGGTCAAGGCCCTCCAGGCCGGTGACTTCGACTCGGGCGGTTCCCTCATTCCCGAGGCCCACGCCGCGGAGCTCATCGAGTTCCTGCGCCCCGTCGCCGCCGTGCGCGGCCTCGGCGCGGTGGTCGTGCCCATGCCTTCGGGCGGGCTGACCTACGGTCGCATGAACTCCGGCTCCACGGCCTACTGGGTCGGCGAGTCCGAGGCGATCACCGAGTCGCAGCCGGGGACCGGCCAGCTCAAGTTCGCGGCCAAGAAGCTCGCGTGCCTCGTGCCGATGAGTAACGACCTCCTGCGCCGCGCCCCGGCCGCGTTCGCCGCCGAGGTCCAGCGCGACATCGTGCGTGCGATGGCCAACGCCGAGGACATAGCGTTCCTGCGCGGCTCGGGCACCGAGAACACACCCAAGGGCCTCACGGGCTGGGTCCCCGCAGGCAATCAGTTCGACGCCAACGCTACGGTCAACCTCGACAACGTCCTCACCGACCTGCTCAAGGCCCTGTACCTGGTCGAGAAGGCCAACCACAACGACCTCTCGTCGCCGGGCTGGCTTATGAACGCGCGTACCGCGTTCGGGCTCATGACCCTGAACACGAGCGACGGCTACTACCCTTTCATGCAGGAGATGAGCGCGAGCTCGACCCTGCTCGGCTACCGCTTCCGCAAGACGAACAACGTCACGCGCGTGGGCGGGGGTAGCGGCGACGAGGCGCGCATCTTCTTCGGCGATTGGGGCCAGTACCGCATCGGCGACACGCTCAACCTCCAGATCGAGCAGTCCGATTCGGCCTCCTACGGCACGAGCAACGCCAAGAGCGCGTTCGCTCGCGACGAGGTGATCGTCAGGGCGCTTCACGAGCTCGACGGCGCGCCCAAGCATTCGGACGCCTTCTCGATCACCAACGCGGTCAAGATCGGCGCCTCGTTCGACTCCTGATGAGTCGGTCAGGCGCGCCGCGTGAGCGCGTCTGGCTCCCATCCTCACGCATGACAGCACGACACAAAGACACCATCAGGAGATCAAGAATATGAATGCGTCTCAGAAAGACATCGGGGCCTACATAAAGGCCGTCCTCTCGCTCGTGCCGGTCTCGACGGACGGCTCGGCCGACGTCAACGGCGCGGGCGTCGACCGCATCGGCTACTACTCCGCCGTCATCGTCTGCGCCACGGGCGCCGCGACCGGCGCGCCCTCGGCGCAGTCGGTCGTGTTCCAGCTCGAGGAGTCCGCGGACAACTCGAGCTTCGCCGCCGTCGCGGGCGCCACGGTGACCATCACCGCCAGCAGCACGCTCGGTAAGCTCGACGTCGACCTCTCGGCGCGCAAGCGCTACCTGCGCGTCGTGTGCACCGACGCCACGGCGTTCACCGCCGGCTCGAGCCCCGAGAACATCGTCACCTCGAGCATCGTGCTCGGCGGCGCCGACAGCCTCCCGGCGGCCTGATGAGCGACCGCACTCGAATCAAGTTCCTGCGTGACTGGGGCCCGGGCCACCCGGCCGGTCACGTTGAGGACATGCCCTCGCACATCGCGAAAGCGCTGTGCGGGGGTGAGGACCCGTTCGCCGAGGCGGACCAGGCGGGCGAGTACGTACACCGCGCCGTCACGACCACGCGCTCGACCGTCAGGCCGAAGCGCTCACGTGAGAAGACCGCGAAGAAGGGCAAGGAAGAGTGAACAACCGCGTCAAAATCAAGGGCGATACACCCTATGGCGTCACCGTCGAGGTCAACGGCGTTAAACTGAGCGGCATCAGGGCGCTCAGGCTCGAGCTGTCTGCGGGCGATAAGCCGGACGTGCTCGTGCTCGAGGTCTGCGCGGATGAAGTTGATCTCGAGGTGTGCGGGGACATCAGCGTCGATAGGGAGGCCGAATGACCCTGGACGCCACAGCACTCACCACGGTGGACGCGCTCATCGAGGAGCTCGCGCTCACCGGCGAGCAGTCGACCACCCGCCTCGAGCGGGCGGTGATGGTGGCGTCTGCGCGGGTTGCGGCCTACCTCGGCCGCCGCGTCCACTACGGCGCGGCGGTCGTCGAGGGGCTCCCCGCCACCGGCGGGGGCGTCCTGCTCCTCTCTCGCACCCCCGCGCTCTCGGTCACGAGCGTGACGCTCTCGACCGACGGGGGCGCGACCTCGACCACGATCGCCGCGACCGACTACACCCTCGAGGTGGGCGCCGACGGCGATGACAACGCGGGCATCCTGCGTCACCTCGGCTCGGGCTGGGGCTTCTCGGGGCGCCGAGTCGGCGCGCTAGGCGACCCGCTCACCGGCACCGAGGCCGAGGTCTACACCGTCACGACTGCGCGGCCAGGTCGAGCACGGCCGCCGCGATGTCCCACGGGAGCGCGCGCGCGCGGTCGCCGGTGGGACATCGCGGCGGCCGTGCACGACCTGGCCGCGGAGGCGTGACGGGGTAGAGCTCGGCCT